CGTGAGTTGCAGTCTGAAACTCCCCAGACTATTGTAGTGGTTGCTCCTCGCATTCTGCTGGCAGAGCAACTCTCTGCAGAGTTCCTTGAGTTTATCACCAATGCTGCTGTGCTTCACATTCACAGCGGTGAAACTCATCACGAATCCTCTACTCATCCTCGCGTAATCCGCAAGTGGGTTGATGCCAATGCTGACAATCACAAACTGATTGTAACCACCTATCACTCTCTGTCTCGCCTTCAAGCAGCAGAGATTGATGTGGATACGATCTACTTTGACGAGGCACATAACAGCGTTCAGCGTCACTTCTTTCCTGCAACTGAGCACTTTGCTGCTAATGCACAACGCTGCTACTTCTTTACTGCAACTCCCAAGCATTCCCTTGCTATGGGTAAACCAGGCATGAATGATGCGTCTGTTTATGGTCAGGTAATCTGCAAAGTTCCTGCTCCTGAGCTAGTTGAAGGTGGATACATCGTACCCCCTAAAGTCATTGTCAAGCAACTGGAGATGGTAAAGGGCAAGCAGACCAACTTTGACCGCGATGCAGAGAATCTACTGGAAACGATTGATGACAATGCTGTAGGCAAGATTCTTGTTTGTGCTAAGGCAACCAAGCAAATCGTGTCTCTGGTGTCTGAAACTGATTTCTGCCACGAACTACAGCAGCGTGGTTACTCTTGGATGTATATCACTGCCAAGACTGGTGCTGTCATTGATGGCAAGAAAGTCAATCGTGAGGTATTCTTTGACACGCTCTCTGCCTGGGGTAAGGATAACGACAAGAAGTTTGTTGTTCTACACCATAGCATCCTAAGTGAGGGCATCAATGTGTCTGGACTTGAGGCAGTGTTGTTTATGCGGAATATGGACTTTATTGGCATTTCCCAGACTATCGGACGCTGCATCAGGTTGCATCACGATGATGCTCGCAATCTTGCTGCTGGCAATATCCAACCTGGAGCACTGGATTCCTATACCAAATCGTTTGGTCTTGTGTGTATCCCTGTGTATTCCAAGGTTGGTATTGCTACTGCCCGCAGTGTTCAGGCAGTTGTTGATACAATTTTTGAAAAGGGAGAACCTGCCGTGTCGGTGGTGAGGCGGTGAGTCTCACCCTAGTCTCAATGAGAACCCTGTCCACCACTGAAGCAAAAACCCGATTTTTCTGCAATTCTACTGCAGAGGTGTCATAGGTCATCCATCCCAACAAAATCAACGATTTTTTAGAAAGTGTAGAATAGGGCTTGACATCTCTACCCAAAGTTGTTAGACTGAAAAAGTCAACCACAAAATACAAAAACGGTTGATTGTTAAAACTTAAATTAGCAAAAACAAAAGAGGCTAAAATGACATTTAAGGAATTGCTTTGCGTCTATAAATGCTACGAAACAAAAGTAGATGATAAGACCAAAGAATATTTGCAAAGTTTTGGATCAGTAGATAATTCTCCAGAAGGTCTTCCTTTGATGGAAGATGTTATTTCAAAGTATAATTCGGGAGAAATTGCTGAGGGGTCTACTGTAATATGTTTGGGCAGAGTTGGTGATCTTTGGAGTGATCCCACTTATAATCGTATTGATGAACTTCGATATGGAAATCAAAAACTTCATATTGAGAAGCGTGGTGGATTCTCTTATGATGCTGCAGATACTCTTTCTGCATATTGTCGTCCATCTCTCAAGGCAGTTCTTACCAAAGGAAATAATCGGGCATCGAAGAGATATGCGTGTGGTAGAGATTCAAATTCCCGTCTAGTTATTTCCCTTAAACTTCATCGTAAGAATATTTCTTATGAGGAGATGATTCGTATTGAATCTCTTGACCACAATACAGATTGTAATTATCGCACTAACCAGACTGGTGATGATAAGTTTAAATCTGCATATTATGCTGGAGAAGAGTGGGCAACTAATCTCTACGAATACCTTTCTAAGTTTAACATTGGTATCGCGGGAACTCTTGATGGAGCAAAATTTAGTTGTCCTTCTCATTCTTATTTGAGTACTGCTATTCGTCTGGCAGGTAGAGAATATACAACAAAATATCTGACTGCATTTACTACTCACGAATGTGCAAAAGAAGTTGAAGGTAATGCTACCGTTGCCGGTTCTCTTTTCTTGAAAACATTTCATTCTTATATTGAAGATGTTGATAAGAAGAATAATGTTGATTCATTCTCTGGAATGATGAAATGGTATTTCACTGAATATGGTCCGTCTTTAAGTGCATTTGACCCAGATGCCAGAAATCTTAAACAATCGGATGTTGTTCAGGGTAATGGTGTATATAAAGGAAATGAACCTGCTGTTGCTCGTTTTGTATTTCTTTATAATGATTACTGCCGCATTAAACGACTGAAGTTTAAAGGAACTCAAAATACATCTATTCCTTTTGAGGGGTCTGATAGCACTGCTTGGAATAAGTTTCTTGCAGAATCTAATCCATTGATGAAACCTGCACTTGGACAACTTGCAGTAACCAAGTTCTTTTAGAGAGTATAAAGTATGAAACAAGGATTCACGATGTTCAAAGACACATATGCTGCAATTCCTTACGGGAATCAGTATCTCATCATCTATAATGGTCAGCAACTTGATAAACTTTGTAGGACTGAGAGTTCTGCACGAAAGTATATCACAGACCACAAGAAAGGTGTATCAATGGGCAAACTTCCCGTGTGATGCTAACTTGGATCCTCTAAAGTGTCCCTCTAATATAACCACTGATTTTCTTAAAACTCCAATGATTTTTGTCACCTATCCCGACCACGGTTGCGTTTATACTCTGTCACAAGAAGATGGAGATGAGTTGTATTATGCTCCCATCAATTCAAATGGTAATGTGAATCTTGAAGAGTTTGCACCTGTAGATTTAGACGGTGCAGATATGGATGAAATGGAACTCTTTGATATTCGCAATCGTCTTCGTAAACTGGTTGAGGTTTGAGTTTCTAACTTGGATCCTCTAAAGTGTCCCTGTAGTATGAGCACCAAATCCATGCAAAATAAGCACCTTGAGCACCCTGAAGACTGCATCCTTACGGGTGATCTTACTGTTCTGGACTGGTTTGTAGAGTCTGATAGTACGGTAAGCGTCAAGATTGATGGTGCTCCTGCTATAGTCTTCGGCACAGATCCTGAGACTGGTAAGTTTTTTGTGGGCACCAAGTCTGTGTTCAACAAGAAAAAGATCAAGGTTAATTATAGTATTGAAGACATATTGCGTAATCATGGTGACACTGTTCGCGTTGCAGAGATTCTTATTGCCTGCTTCGACAATCTGCCCCGAATTGATGGTATCATACAAGGTGACTTCATCGGATACGGTGGGAACGATACTTATTGCCCCAACACTATCACTTACAAGTTTCCTAGTGTAGTAGAAGAGGCAATTGTCTTTGCCCCTCACACTACCTATTCTGGTCTTAATCTGCGGGAGTGTGTTGCATCGTTTGGTGCAGATGTCCCTGAATGTGAGAATGTGAAGTGGGTGCAACCTGAAGCATCGTTGAGCCCTTATCGTGAGGATTTGGAGGATGTGTGTAAGTTTGCTAAGCAAATGAGCACTCTATGTGAGTTTGTAAGCGATAAGAAGGCAACACAAATCAAAAAAGAGATTAACTCCTGCATCAGGGAGCAACGGGTCATCTGTGAGGATGAAATTGCAGAAAAATGTGATTGTGATAAGAACCTGATTCGTTTGTGGAAGTTGGTTGCATCTATCAAAGCAGATTTGTTCCTGTTCATTCACGAAGAGGATGAGATTGAATGTTATCTGTGGGATGTGCAATCCTTTCACGAGGGTTATGTCATCACCAACAAGTTTGGCACCTATAAAGTAGTTGACCGCGAGACATTCTCTCACGCAAACTTTACTGCTGTCAAGAGTTGGTAATGCTTACTTGGATCCTCTAAAGTGTACCAGTAGTATGAGAAAAACACATCGCTTCCAAACTTTCAAAGAGGCACTCAACTTTCTGATGAGTGAGTTGAAGATGAGCAATCAACAGGCAACTCATTTCATTTGGGACAATCAGTTTACTATGGGAACTGATCGTGCAATTTGGATTACTGAACCTGCAAACTGATTATGACTCTCCCATCCTACAATGCAATCCAGTTTCACACTAAAGAGGAGCATCTTGCAGCACTTTATGATGCTTGTCTGCTGATTGTGAATACTTACAAACAGACGGACATTCTTGATTTTTACTTTGTTGATGGTGTAACTCCTTATGGTTTTGTGAAGTTTGCCCGTTCTATTACAAACAACATCGCGGAAAGTAACTGAAATGACTGACTTCTACGATTATGTTTTGAGTTTTTATGGTGCTGATGGATTGTATCCTATGGGAGCAACTCTGAAACTCATCAAACAAGCAACTTCCACTCACATTAAGATACTTAAACTGAAAGGTGATGAGTTTGCTGGTGACAGTATTGACCGCGAATGTGTAAGGGATTTGTTAATCTCCAAGTACAATCTTAAGTTTTCCCGATGACTTACTCTAACCTCTCCAAGATTAAACCTAAACTGCGTACATCTGGTAATGTAACAGGAAACTTTGGTCGTCCAAAGTCTAAAGCAGGTTCTTCACTTAATGAGATTGGAATGAGCAACAAAGAGACTATCAAATGTGCCACACCTGATGAGTATCTGGCACGGCTTCATTATGCCTTTGACAATACTGAAGACAAGAAATTGAAACAGTTTCTTTACACTGAGATTCGCAAGATTCATGTTCAGCGTGGCACTTGGTGAGGGTTAGTAACTTGGATCCTCTAAAGTGTCCTAGTAGTATGAACAACACCATCGTTTCCGAAGTCTACTCCTACCACACCAATTGGAAGGAAGGTAAAGTCAATCAAATGTGGATTGAGCAAATTGGTAATGCTGATTGCGGCAACAAATATGTTGCTGTTGCACACAATCCTCGCAACGGTTCTACAATGGAGATGAGCAATCCTCGCACATCTTACCATGAAACTCTCAACTGGGTTCGCGGTTTCTGTGGCACTTTCTGTATCCTCCCTGCCTGATTATGACTAATCCAACTTGGGAAGAACTCAAACAAGAGGCACTCACTGAAGCATTAGAGTTCTACATCTATCGACTCAAAGAGGACAACTGCAATCAAGCAGCAATAGATTTATTCACTCAAGTTCTCAAAGAAGTTAATCCTAACGATGACTAACACTATCAGTCGCCAACACTGGGACACTCTTTATACTAAACTCTACGAGGCATATGAAGAATGTTCCAAGAACTATGATGACACTTATCGCCAAATGATTGGTCAGGTTCTTGACCATATGATTTACAATCAACCCTACCTGAACATCAAATAGTAGAGCACACTGATTACACTCTAAACTGAAAGGGTCGCAAGGGTGCCAACCCCTCCGAGTCTCATCTGAGACTCGCTGAGAACCCTCTCCACCACTGAAGCAAAAACCTGATTTTTCTTCAATTCTACTGCAGACGTGCCATAGGTCATCTGCTGCAGTGAAATCATCAACTTTTTCCAAAATACAAACAAACTCATGAAATACGAAGTTAAGCTCTACATTGGCGGCAAAGTCTTCAGTGAAGAAGTATATGCCAACGACCAAAGGGCAGCACGAGAGACTGCACAAGCACGAAATCCTACAGCAAAAGTAATTGGTGTAAACGCAAAGTTTCTGTGATAGAAACTTGGATCCTCTAAAGTGTCGCAGTAGTATAAGCAACCAACCAAATGAGCAAACTTACCACGGTTCAGGTTTATGGTACACTGAAAGTAACTGATTTCAGTGTATTTTCCAAACCCGCAAAGAACAAAGGTGCTCGCGGTCAATTGTTAGAAACTGTCCTTGGAGTTCCTAACTCTTCTGACCTCAAAGATCTGGAGGATGGGGAGATTAAGACTTTCACTGTTGGTGAGAGCATTGCTGCCACACAATTGAAGCACTGTTTGTCTGAAATCATCGAAGATTCTGTGTCTTTTGATGATAGCAAGGTCGGACAGAAACTACAACAAACTCTGTATGTTGGTTTCACTCGCTCCAACGATTATGTGGGTTGTGCAATTCTGAATGAGGAAACTCATCCTGAACACTATCAGGAACTGCGTGAAGATTTTGACTATATTTGCCAGAAGATTCGCCGTGCATTTGATACTGAAACTGAACTGAATACTATCACTGGACCTAACGGACTGCTGCAGATTCGCACCAAAGCATCTAAAACCAATGGTCGCTATGTTCCTCTGAGGTTTGCAGGTGTGACCCTTAAGGATAAAGGAATGGCATTCTATCTGTGTGGTCAATTTGGACGCAATCTGTTCTGAACACTAACTTGGATCCTCTAAAGTGTCCTAGTAGTATGAAGACTAACTCAAACCCCTACGTTCAAACCCTCATCGAGATGGGTTATGATGAATCTGACTGCCGTATGGTTGCTGATGCTGGACGACAGAATGTAACCTATCCGCGTACTATCTACGGTCGTACTTTCCAGACTGAAACTGAATATAAAGACGCTCTTGCTGACTTTATCAACGGTCTCTGATAGTAACTTGGATCCTCTAAAGTGTCCTAGTAGTATGAACGCTTCCCAAATGCAAAACACTTACACTTCACCCGATACAAACAAGGTTTATACCATCATCGAATCGCAATCTGAGCGTGGTGCATGGGATGAGAATGGCAATTATGCTCCGAAAGTTATCACCCAGTACAACATCTATGATAACACTCAGATGGTACAATTTGCATTTGATGTAGATGGAATTGCCAAATCTGTGAGGCATTATGAAGGTTTCACTGATGGTTGGACTTCCTCACGATTTGACTGATAGTAACTTGGATCCTCTAAAGTGTCCTAGTAGTATGAGCACAACTTACACTGTCCGATTCACTTCTGATGCCCTCGATTCTCCCGAGTATATTGGACCTTTCTTCTCTGAAGATGATGCCGAAGACTATTGCGATGCTCGCAACAGTTCTCTATCTCTAAGCGGCATTCCTTCCTGGGTTGCATGTTACTCTGTTGTTGATTGATTGAAATGAGAATTGCACTTGTATTTGCTACACTTTTCTTTGGTATTTCATTCGGTGCAAAAGCTATTGCAACCGTGAATGAGTATCAAGAAGCACAAGCAGAAAAGTTCTGTCAAATTGACCCCAACTATTGCAAATGAAATCAATGAATATCTCTCCTGAAAAACAACAACAACTCGAAGAATCTGCAAGTTTGGTTGGTGAAGCATTTGGGCGATTAGTTGGTAGTCTGATTGCCACTGCAATCATTGCAGGTGTGTTCTATGCAATTCTACACTTTATGGTAGGTTTGTCTATCACCTATGTGCAAGTCCTTGGTGTGATTCTGATACTCGATTTCCTCAAAAACTTTCTGAAGAAATGATTTCCCTTCCTAATCCTACAAACAAAATGACACTGACTAACGAACAACTTTCGACTCTAATTGATAACTATGCCAATCATGTAATTGATGGTATGGATATGGATACTTTAGTCCAGTTTGCATATGATAGTCTCGTTGCTGAGTTTAACAAATACAGTGAGAAAGAACTTATCTCTGAGATTGGAGAATTGTATGATAATGACACACTGGAGATGTTGTTAGAAAGTGTCAAGGACTGAGAGTGTTACTAACTTGGATCCTGCAAAGTGTCTCAGTAGTATGAGCACCAACCAAATGATTCAAGATAACATCGATCGCATTCAAGATAGCATCAACCTGGCATCCAAACTTGCCCGCGACAATTATGATGCTCGCAATGGTATCATTGACCGTCTGAATGCTACTGTAGTTGTTGATGTTTGCTCCAAGGCATCATATATTGCAGGTGAGTGTTCTTATTACTTTCCTCTGCACAATCAGAACGGAGATAAGATTAACGAGGTAAAACTCTATTGTCGTTGCTCTCCGACTGTAAAAGGTGGAGTTCGCTTCTCTTATACTCTGAACGGTAAGACTATTGCTCGTACCAAGATTGTAAATCGGATGATTGAATTGGGAGTCTGAATGTCACGCAAGACTCTAACATTCAAATCACCAGATAGAGTGAAAGTTGTTACATTAATTTTCATTGTTGCACTTGTCTTTTCACCATCAGTAAGACAAACAACCGCATCCATTCTTCATACCACAGCCGACATTCTTTCCCCACAACAATGAAGCAAACTCTTATTGATTCGATGTCGTCTACACTTATGGAGCGTCTTGAGTTCTTTGTAAGTCAAGATGATTATGCCACATCAGATGCACTTTATTCTGAATTTATTGTGAATGGAGTAGATCCAGAAGATGGAGAGTATGAGTGGTTCTTTATGCAATCTCTTTGCTGTTAGAAACTTGGATCCTCTAAAGTGTCCTAGTAGTATGAGCACCAACGAAACCAAGAAAATGAATCTGTATATCATCAACGAAGTCCTGTCTGATTATACCTCTGGAATGGTAGTTATTGCTGCTGAATCTAAAGAATCTGCCCGTGAGTTCTTTATCGCACAGTTCAGCGAGTATCATGCTGAAGAGTTTGATAAGTATGCAAAGTTCACTGTGATTGAAGGAGTGAATCATTCTGCTGGTATTGTAGACTATGTGTACGGTGGAGGTTAATCAAACTTATTCCTTCAGTAATTCAAACTTGGATCCTGCAAAGTGTCCTAGTAGTATAAGACCCACCCACCCCAAACTCAAACTCAAACAAATGCGTAAAATCGAATCCCAAATGAATCAAGCAATCAATCAAGAGATTGATTGGAAGAAGGATAACACTCAAGTCATTAACATTGAAGGCACAAGTTTCGTCTATCTGTTTGACAATCTGATTGCAATGATTGGTGATACATGGTTGGAATTGTTTGATGGTGGTTATAAGTCAGTAACCACTAAATCACGTCTCAATGCTATTCTCCAAGCACACGGAAATGGAGAGTATGTGTATCAAAAGAACTTCAACTGGTTTGTATCAACCAAGGATGGAGAAGTTCCCTTTAACAACAGCATCAAACTGAACTAAGTTATGAACAATCAAGTCTTCGGAGTCTTTGCCCGTGGTAATGATTATTACTCGCAACTTGAACTTCACAAACTATTCTTTAACGAACAAGATGCAGAAGTTTATGCACAAGAACTTCGCGAAATAAAGGATGAATATGAACCTGATGAAATGCAATATGAAGAAGTTGAAGTCTGCAAACTGAAGGTAAATTAACTGATGAAAAAGTATATTTACCAACACTGCAATACGAATCAAATCAAGACAATTATTGCAAGGTCAGAGTATAAAGCACACACTCAAAACTTTGGCAATCTTGCTGGTTACAAGTTCGTTCAATCACTCTCTCTTAACTGATGACTAACGAACAAAAGATTGATTCACTTGTTGAACTTCTCAATGATGTAATGCACACTCTGAATATGAAACAGTATTGTATTGATGATGCAACTGAATCTCATCAATGTGAGGTAGAAGCAGACAACTATCACCAACAAATGCTGAACATTCTTTATTCTCAAGAATGCAACTAAATGATAAACAAGGTGCTTGCGCTTAAGCACTTTGTGCGAGGAAAGGAGTTAGCCTCTAGTAAGTAAAGAAAGTGACTTCCGTAGAGTATAGATAATTCAACTAATTGCTAGATGGGTGTATAGAGAGAGGGACTGGTTATCCCTCT